AAGCTCGGTATATGCGCTCCACCGGTATCTCCCGCGCCGCCAGCAGTATAAGCTGTACCCTATGTCTGCCTCAAGCTCTGCCAGCCTGGAAAGCGCATCGCTTGGTACGATTACGTCTGATTCGATTGATAGCAGCGCATCGTAGCCGCCGCTAAGTGCGGCCTGTCTGGCGGCATTGTAATTGTGCGTGATATTGTCCTTGCCATTATCGTGCGGGTTATCATTGGCCTTGAAAAGCCACTCCAAAGGATAAGGCCAGTCTAGCCTGAATATCCCTTGGACGGTGCGGCCCCATAGGTGTGGATATTCTGGATGCAACGGGCAAAAAACCAAGACCCTCATTTTGCCTCTGTGGGAACTGGTGGGGGCGTAACTTGCGCCCCCACCATCCCGCTACACTGTGCGATGTTAGTTAGGTCACGATTTCGTCAACGGAACTCAGGTCAAAGTCGCTGGCCGGCTTGAATCTCGCACCGCCAGCCAGGCAAATCACAGCCGCGTCGCTGGCTGCTGTGCCAACGGTCATAATTCCGGCGACGTAGGGATAGCCGTCTGTCAGTTCCGAGGCATTGATTTCGACGATGGCCTGTTTGTTGTCGTCTGTTCCGGCCTGGGTCAATTGGGTGATAGATTTTCCAGTGATATTGGTTGCACCAGTGCCGCTAGAATCAGTGGCCTCTTGCAGCCTGAAATCGACGGTAGAACCAGACCCCATATCACCCACCATGACGACGAACATTGCGCGACGAAGGTCTTGGAGAGGAACCCAATCAGAAGTGTAGGCTGCGGCAGTATAATTGTCGGGATCGATAGTCGCCAATATGCCGACTAGTTCATTTAGTTCTGCGTTGCTCATTTCATACCTCCTGTTAACTCAGTACCACGAATGGGCTAACGGTCGTGCTGCCATCGGCCAGGGTGATATAGGTGTTCAACCATGGCTGGCCGTCTACCGCCTCACTGATACGGAAAGCAGTCTGCATAGCCTGGAATTTGTAGCTGGTATCCACGTCCATCGTTACGATTTGCCGGTCGCCGACCAGGTAGTAGCCCGCGTCAATCAGCATTACGTCGCCAGCCGTGCCGAGGGCTGGCATTTTCTCGGTGAACATATAGGGATAGTCTAGCAGCGTTGCCGGGCCACCGCCGGCCGCGTTCGGAATCCAGATATAGTTGCCAGCCGCATCTTGGAATTGGTACAGTTTCGGCAAGACAGATTGCGAGATAATCCATAGCGGCTTATTTGCGCCGCCGCTCATGAGAAATCGGCTTTTCATTGTCACGGCGTCAACAAATTTGAAATCGCTGGCTGTATTGCGGGTTACGGTAACGCGGCAACCAGAGTTCAACATACCACGAGACTTGTTCGAGCCATCGCCGCGCAAGAAGTCGTAATCTTCCTGCCAGGCCAAAGCGCCGCCGAAGCTGCCCGGCCCCTGCAAGAACGCTTCAAGAGAAACAGGGCTATCGCGGATAAGGCTATTCGGCACTTCGCAGTAGCCTACGATTTCGCGGGCGTGCAAATCAACTGTGCGAAACGTTGGCTGTGATTCTGTGGTATTGGTATTTTCGCCGACGTGGTAGACTCGCACGCCTCCATAGAAGGCTGAAACGCCAGACGAGCCGCCGCTGATATTGACGGCCGGGAACTCTACCAGGCGGGAAGTCATAGGCACGATGCGGGCATACGGGCGGATCATGGCCGCCTCACCGCGCACGGTCAATATATCAGTTTCCTGGACAGTGGGAATGAGAAAGCCGCCGCCCGTGCCATCCTCACCTGACATATCTTTCGTGACCAGAGCATCAAGCCGCTTGTCCCACTTATTATGCACCCGTGCCCGATTTATAGAAACCATGTATTCTGAGAGACTCTTGAATCCCGCCTCTTCACTTTTGCGCTCACGCTCTTTCTGTTCACGCTCCAAGTCATCAATGGCTTTTTCCTCGGCCATCTCTAGTTCTTTTTCAATAATAGCCTCAAGCCGCTTGGCGCGGGCCTTGATTTCGTCGGCCTGACTTATCCAGGCGTCAATCTCCTCTTGCTTTTTGATGGTCAGCTCGTCTTCGGCCGCCAGTTGCTCTTTGGCCTTCGCCAAGAGCTTTTGCGCCTCGGCGTACATCTCATCGATGCGCTTGTTGTCCATTTTTCTTTACCTCACCTTCAACCCCGTAGGGTCATTGTCTTTTTATCAATTGCAAATCAAGCTCGCTTATTTTGAGACGGCGTGCAAGTCTCTCGGCCGGCGTGAGTGCCTGCTCGGCAGGCGGCTCGGCGCTAGTCAAATCTCCTTGCGGCGATCCTGTCTCCAATGGTACGAACTCGAATTTGCCTTCAATCCACTCGGCGCGTGGGGCAAACTGGTAATCGCCTGCACCCGTTCTGGTATAGGCGACCTGGTAATAGTTTGACCCCGATTCATCTGAATAATTCACAATTACATATTCGTCGTAGACCTTCATAACCCAATACCGATAATTGCCCGGGGTATTGTACTGGGCAGAAAAGGCGTCTTGTACATCTTGCACTAACTCTGACAGGTTGACGGCCTTCGGTACGTCTGGCAGCACTGGTACAAGCTGGATGTTATAATTGATGGGGAAAAACGTCTTGGTCGGATCTGACCACCAGGTGTCAAATTGCGTGGCTATACTGGCTAATTGCTCTTGTGGCGCGTCCTTGATGACGATGATATACCGCCCACTAGTCAGAGTTTGTTCAAGCGTGGCCTCTATGCGTTCAAAGGGTGATTCAAGCGTCTCGTCGCCAAATTCCTCTCGCATCTTGGCATAGTATTTGTTGACCCGCCCCCTGATTGCGGCCTTGTCTGATTCTGGAATATCGGCCTGCTCGACGCCGCGCCCGCCCGCTACGGCGAAGATGCCTCGCGGCACAGCTTGTAACTCATTGTCTATCGCGTCAGCGAAGCCTAACTTGTACCCGTCAAAGTTTTCTTTGTTTTCTGGATCGTGCCAGAAGAAAGCCTTGCCATATACCAACCAGTCAATAGCCTCTTTGTCAGGCCCACCGGCCAGGCCCCTTACCCGCTGGTCGGCAGCCGAAGCATCCCATTCCCTGTCTCGTGACGCAAGGGGCAAGTCCATAGCGCCTCCAACCTTCTTCTCATCTGTGGCACTACGGCCCTTTGCCGCGACCGTGATTGTCGCCTGATTCGCGCCCCATGTCACGGTGCTATACTCCCACAGGCGCGCTTCTTGAATCCGGCGCACGAAAACGCCCTGGTCTTTGAGAATGTCATGGTCTTTGCTATGCCGCACAGCATCAAATCCGATAGACCACTCATCCATATCTCCATCACGGTACAAGGCAAATGCCTCGCGCCCGCGCTGAACGTCAAGATTCAGCTTCGTGACGACGTATAACCCCCCGGTCGCAGACGGATAAAGAGAAAGCAGGCCCGGGGGAAGCATGGCGCGCGGGTGTACTGCCATTTCCAGCGGATGTCCGATAACCTCTCCCCACTGGTGCTGCCAAAGCACGCGGATTTTGTTTGTGCCCGCCGGCCCGCTTTCTTGTAGCGTCTTGGCAAACGCGCCAAGCTCAATCAGATCGGGCGGCTTGTCGCGGTCAACGATTCCTGTGACAGAAACGTAATGGGTGAGGATACCTTGCTCTTTATCGGCTTTTATGAGATAGCCGTGACAATCCTTCGTCTCGATTTTTCTATCGCCTTTTACCATTGCTAACTTTCCTTCCCGCCATCTTCAGCATCCATTTGTTTGACAATCGGGCGGCCTTAATCTTATGTGATCATATTTACCCATGCTATCCTACTTTCTCAGAACGCGCTGAATAGCAGCCCTGAAAAGTGCGGCAATCTTTTCTGCGCGGGCTTCCAGCACCCCCTGCACCGTGGGCCAGCCCCGCGCCCTGTGAAATGCTGCCTGACGTTCTTTGTCTTGAACGAACGGCGCGTAACTCGTCCGCGTGCCGACAGTTCCCCGCACGCCGCCGCTTATCGGTGTGACTTTTGTGGTCCAGCTTTTACCAAGCGTCTCCGAAGTCGGATAAGCCCTGCCAGTTACCGTGCGCGTTCCGAAGCCGCGCTCATACCAGCTATAA